AAGGAGGTTGCGAGATCGAGCAGACCGCAAGAAACATTGAGTTAAAACTGAAAGGGCTTAACTATGATTGAAAACATCCTGACCATCATCGTCTTGCTGGTGATGGGTGCTTTGATTGGACTGGCGGTTATCTTTGCTGTTCTCTACTTCGGACTAGACGACAAATGAGGTCTACCAGAATGCCTAAACTGGTTGCCCTGATCTCTCAGAAGGGTTACACCAGCAGAGAGTTAGCAGACCTCCTTCATTGCACGCTAAGGTCTAGCAGGGATATGCTGCAAAAGCTCAAGGAAGAAGGTGCTATCCATATCCAGTCGTGGCGTAGAGCACAAGCAAACGGCTGGATAGCTGTCTGGAGGTACGGCATTGGAGTGGATGCAGATAAGCCTGAGCCTGTTAGCAATAGAGCCAGAATCAAGAAGTGCAGAGAGCGCGAGAGCATCGACGAGAAAGAGTTTCGTCTTGCTCGTCAGAGACAGCTCAAGCGTAAGGTCAAGCGCGACCCGTTGACTGCTGCTTTTTATGGTATCTCTTGCGGAGTTAACTGCAATAAGCCTTTTGACTTTTGCGGTGAACCAGAATAATCAACCCCGCCAAACAGTAAACCAAGTGGGTCTGAATAGTCTGCCATCGTCTTATTTCCCTAAAAGTCCACCAGAGATATTTGGTGCATAGCTTCCAGCAGTTATCGCAGCAGCCGAAGGCAGTACGCGCTGTGCTGTACCAAATAACTGCGCCACACGGTCTTGCAGCATCTTGATGCCACCCTGATCGTTGAGTGCATTCATCACAAACTTAGGGTCTTCTGAGATCAAGACCTGAGCGACCTTGAGTCTCTGGTCATCTGTCAGGTTAGGTGAAGACTTAGCCAAGGCTTTTCTCGCCAAGGATAAATAGCTTCCCATGTTCCCTGATAAAGCGCCAGCAACCTCTTCGGTTGAGATGTTCATGCCAATGCGGTTTTGGTTGAAGACCGTTGGCGCTGTGGCTGATCCACCAAGAATTGCAGTTGCAGCCTTCTGAGACTGAGACGCACGACCGACAGTTGCGAGCATATTGTCGAGTTCATCTTGAGGGAATATAGTGCGCAGAATCTGACCTTCTTTAGACGCTGGATCGCTGATCTTTTGCATCATCGTCTTACCAGCACCAAGGCTTGCTTTGTTGCGTAACGCATCCATAACGCCAGCCCTAAAAGCCTTGGCAGCGCCTTCGCTCTTGTTGGCTAAGTTCTCAAAGTCGTAGGCAATCTCGTCTGCGCTCTTTGTAAATACCTTGCGTCCTGCGTCGAAAGACTCAGACGCTAGACGGTTATTCGCAAATGTCTGGCGTGCAGTCTTCAAAGCCAACGACGCTGTATCAATCTCGCCACGAAGTGCATTTTCGGCTGCGCCTAAGTTCTTACCGACCTCACCGTAGCCACCAGTAAACGCAGCATTCTTTGCAGATGCCACGCCACGACGAATGATCTCCATGTCTTCCAATGTCGGGGTGCGACTCCAGTTGACCTCACCAGTTGGCGTAACCGTCCAGAATGGCTTTTTACCAGTCGCTGACTGATAGGCATCATTGATCGCTTTACCTGCCTCTGGAGTGCGTTTTAATGCGTCTGAGGCAGCGTCTAGCATTGGCTTATTGATGACACCACCTTGGCGGTAAGCACCCGTGTACAGATCGCTCTCCAACTTGCCGAGTTCTTGCTCACCTAAACGATAAGACCTCAAGACATTAGCGTCTAAGTCACCAGCAAGTCCTGCTTGCAGTTCACCCATCGCTTGCGTGCGAAGAGCTGGAGGACGACGGGTTAGAGCTTCTTTGAGTGCAGTTGCAGCCTTACCACCGCCACGAGCAAATGCACGCACAGCGTCTTGCAAGGTTGCGTTCTCTGCCATGATCTCACCGCGAGAGATTCTTTCGACAATTTCGTCGGTAGTCAATCCTGACTCGGTAGCCAGTCTATTGATCTCGGTCTCCACGACCTTCGCACCACGATCACCGACACGACGACGGGTTGCGTCGATCACACCGTTAACCAAAGCGCCAGTAAGTTTGATTGCTTGTTGTGCGATTGGGGCAACCATAGTGCCTTCAATAAAACCAACACCGCCAGCTTTAGCGCGGGACATTGCATCGCCTTCAGCGCTGGCTGCACCAGTCACACCGCTTTGCAGTCCACCCATACCCATCAACTTTAAGAGTTGTGGTCCAGCCGTAGCAGTTCCAGCAACCACAGAACCGCCACCAGTAAACGGTGCAAGGACTGCTGCTGGTGCTATTGCACCACTTAGTTCGTAACCTACTGATTCTGCTGGATAGGCTTTTTTATAAGCACCGAGTTTCCCGCGAATAGCAGACAGCTCGTCTTCGTACTTTGTGCCTTTGAGTTGTGATTGGACTAGGGCTTCTGCCTCGTCAGCAGTACCCATAGTCGCGCCCTGAGCGAATTGCCTAATGCGTTGCGTCTCAGGTTTTGGAAGCAAAGCGATGGCAGCAGCCATTTGTTCGCGTGTCATTCCATCTGGTAGTTCTACTGGACCGTACCCTTCAACATTTACGGTTGTCATTACTTGTAACTCCAAGTATTAGTTTTAGGATCAAATGTCAATACAGTCCCAGCAGCAGCAGGTGCTGTACCAGCCTTCATGGTTTGTTGAAATGACTTTTTAGATGTCAACTCTTCTGGTATTGGGTACTTCTGGAATGTAGAGTCAAGAACTGATTTAGGTACATATTGACCAAGTAATGCAGCCTTGCGGTCTGCCTGTCGGTTGTATGTCTCAATCGCCACCTTTGCGGAAGAGCGTGCCAAGTTAGCAAGATCAAGTCTTGCTTGCTCACTACCAACACCACCAGCAGCGATCTTGTCTAAAAATCCTTGCATACGGTCAGCCATGCCTTGCATCTGAGCTGCTGCACTAGCCTCACCCTGCATAACAGCAGAGTTCGGATCAAGCGCCTTGAGCGACTTAATTAGCACACCATAGTCAGAGATACCGCCTTCACCAGTCTGCACCAAATCCTTGACGATGCTGTAACTAGACAAAATGCTATCGACTGGAGTTTTATATTTAGTGTCCCAATCCTGTACCGCAGTCATAATCTGCTCTGGTTTCAATGCTGGAGACATGCCACCACGATATGTAGGAGCAGGAGCGCTAGCAGTTGGCTTAGGTACTGTTCCACTTGCTACCACCCTGTCTTGTACAGGTTTAGGTACTACGCCAAGCGGGTTGTTCATGTCCATTAACTGCTTACCGCCAGCAGGAGTCTCAATCCATTGGTAGTCAGGACGGTAGACAATCTTCGTCTCACCACTAGGAAGTTTGTAAGCCAAAGTCGTTGGAGGTAGTCCAAGTTGAGTTAAGTCAGCCTCGCTTAACTGACCAGCCTTCTGACCAGCCATCTCAAAAGCCTTACCAATAGCATCGGCTGGCTTCATCAATGGAAGCAAAGCTCTTTGCTCTGGCGTAAGCCCCGCAAACATTCCACCGCCAGCAGTAGGAGCTGGAGCACCCACAGGCATTGCAGTTGGGGCAGCACCAGTAGTTGGCACACCCGCTTGACCTGCCACGGCTGGAGCGCCAGTATCTTGACCTATTGCTTTTAGATAGGCTTGCATTCTGGCTTGTTCTAATGCGCCTTCATTCAGCTTCTGCTTGGTTAAGAGATTCTGTATAGCACCTTGCTGCGCTTGCTGATAGCCTTGCTGTCCTGCTTGCAAAGCACCGCCAAGGGCTTGACCGATAGAGATCGGAGTGCGACTTGGACCACCAGCAGATAGCAAAGCAGAAGCAGCTTGCAACATTGACTGCTGCTGAATTGCTTGTTGTTGTTCTGGCGTGATATAGCTTTCAAGTCCAGTACCACCACCACCAAAGAGTAAGCCACTAAAGTCTTGCATTGTTGCCATCATTTACTCCTTACATAAGACCGAGCAAACCACCAATGCCAGCGCCATAGCCAGCATACTCAGGATTAGCCGTTCCACCGATTAACTTACCAAGTTGAGCGCCACCCAAAGCACCGCCAAGAGCAGATGCCGTAGTGTTTTGGTACAGAGGAGTTGTGGTGCTTTCACCGATCCTTGCAGGTTGCAAACTCAAAGCGCCTTGCGCCACATTCAAACGCTCTAGACCTAAGTTGCGAGCTGCGTCGAGTCTTTGCTGTTCGTATTGCTGCATCATTTGTTGTTGCGACAGACCTAAGTTCTGAGCCTGTGCAAAGCCAGTCTGACGAAGTTGAGCAACAGCATTAGTCGCATTGCGTAGTGCTGCCTCATCAACCAATGATCTGGTTACGCCTTGGCGTGTACCTCCAAAGGCTTTAGCAGCAGTTGCTCTTGCACCTTCAGCAGATATTTGACCTTGACGAGCACGCTCGATGTCTCCAAGAGTTCCTTGGATGACTTCTTGCTCGTAAGGGTTCATGTACTTCTGAACCATACCAAGGTTGTACTCAGCATAAGGAGCAAACTCTCTAGTGCCTAAGCCAGCAGCCGTTGCTCTGGCTTCCTCTAGGTTGCGTAGATATGCAGCCTTGACATCTGGGTCAATGCTAGTCGTTGCGGTGCTCGATGATGGTGTACTTCCACCTAAAGCCTTAGCAGCCGTTAAGCCTAAACTTGCTGCTTGTAGTGCATTTGCTGGATTAGCAGTAGCCCAATCAAAAGCGCCACCAAGTAAGCTAGTTTGCGTAGAACCTAGACCGCCAGCAGCAGCACCTTCAGCAGTTACTGGGGCTACGCCAGTTCCAGCCCACGAAGGAAGAGTTCCTTGCACGACTGGAGATAAGGCTTCAGTTGCAACAACAGGTGCGGTAACTGCTGGTGTTACAGCAGCAGGTGTGGCAGCGTTAGCCAGAGCTGTTCCAGCAGCAGAGCTTGCTGCCGTAGTGCCGAATGCTGGTAGTTCTGTTGCGATTACCGATCCAGTCGTGACTGGTGAGGAAACTACACCAGCATCAACAACAGCAGACGCTGGGACTGTGCTACCACTAGCATTGACATAAGCCCCGATCTCTGGTGCGTAGTAGTAACCAGCAGCCATCAAAGCAGCCAGAGTCCAACCGTTAGGACCAAGCGTATCGCGTACACCCTGATCAATGCTCACGCCAACATCGCTAACGGTGTCAATGACACCTTGACCCAATTCACCAATTTCGCTTACTACTCCACCCATATCATCTCCCTTGTCACACCTTGTTGGTGTAGATAAAAGCCTTCGATCCGTCTAATAGTGATATTTGACATTTCTCAGACCAGCCAAATGACTTGGCAAATCTTGCAAGTTTGATGTCATCCTCGCGTATCAGCGCGACGATAGGCTTCCCAATTAAATCCTCTAAAAGAGCAAAGTCCCTCTGGCAACCCTTTTTGACTTCAGCCGACCATCTCTTGATGTCGATGTGAAACCACAAATTACCCCGAAAGAACTCCAAGTAAAAGGTGTAATCCTCTCGGATACACACAGGTACTTTCCCCGCCCTTAATTCTTGACTCAATTCTAAGTCACCGCTTACCCATTGCGACAACATCAAATCGGTTAACGCCAACGCGCCAATCGTCTAAGACATCGCCCGTGTATCTAACCTTGACCTGTCTGGCAGCAAAACGCACATCTGTCGGTTGAGCTGCGGAATACGGTCCGTAAGTCGTCTCAGTCGCCATCGGATACATCCGAGTCTTGAAGGACACGACGACCTCGCCAAGAGTTTGCTCGTCAGGAATCACCCGACGCACCGACATGATGTTGTCACCGTTACCAATCTCGTAAGGACCAGACTCAGCATATGGGACAGCGCTGTCATACGCAAAGCCAACCTCGTGCTCGTAGATGTATCCGTCTGACGAAATCATCAAAGGATTGACGAATACGCCCCTGTCAGTTCCAGCAGTACGAGACAAAGTGCCAATAGCCCAATGCGCTTCGCGGTAGTTGTAGACGACATATGAGTCATTCTCGTTAGACTGGCTAGACGGATAAAACCAGATGATCTCGCCATACTTTGAGTTGTGTACTGCGTAGACCTTGCTGGCTTGGTTGTAATTGATGTTCTGGAAGATGTAGTCGCCAACATCCGACACCAAGGGCTTGACATAGCCGTCATACACCCAGAAGCCTGACTTAGACATCCAAATGGCTGCCGTATCAATGGCTGCGACAGCCTGTGAGGAGATCACGCCACAGCCTGACCCTGCCTTCTCAAAGGAATACACATAAGGCAATCCGATGTAGGTAGCAGCATGGACATCGACATCTGTAAACAGTAGATTGATACCCCTGACGCGCTTACCGCACTTCAGAGAACCTACTGAGTTGAGTTCAAAGTCACCAGCCTGATTCGTTGCTGATGGTGTCCAAACTGTGTTGTTTTCTTGATCACACCAAGATACTTTGCGTGGATTGCCTGACGCGCCAAGACCAAAGACAAAGCGCTCTGCCGTAGTCATCACGGCTGCACAGCTCGTTGGCGCGTTAGTAATGGCAACAGCCTTTGTTGGCGTGGTAAAGCCTAACTGCCACTCCAAGAGTTGCCCGTCCTTGCTAGAACACGCAACCAGATACTCGCCCCAAGAATCCATTGTCCAAGTGGTTGCTGGAATGATATCGCCTAAGTCTGGACGCGCCACACCATAAGAATAAGAGCCGTAAACGCCATAACCGTAACCCGTCTTCAGACTAGCGTCTGTATCACCAGTCGTAAAGGTTGTGGGGGTAATGTCCTTGAGAGTTCCCGCCTCATTCATGGCGTAGAGCTTTGATGGTGTTCCAGCAGCGATCCAACGCAAATTGGAGTTATCGCGCCAAGTGAGCATTCCACGGCTGACACCAGTCATCTGTGAGGTTGAGCGCTTACGCCACCCACCCCAAGGTCTCAATGTGTTCTCAAACCAACGCACAAGGTTCGAGTCGTACCAGCGCCCCGCAGACTGGTACTCAGTACCGTTGCGGTAAACGCCAGCAGGGATTTTGATTGGTACGAGTGCCATAGGGTCTAATTATGCTGAAAGATTGGAGACAAAGGTAACCGTCGCAATGACCGACGGTATTGCTGGTCTTGTTGGTGTGGTGCTGGTAGCGTAGTGCTCAATACTGATACCTACATCTGAAGGTCTCCACATAATCTCAACATAGTCGTTTGTTTCCATGCTTACAAAGAAGTTCATGGCAGAGACCATGTGAGTTGGATCACCTGATGATTTTCTTGGACCAAGACCAAATCTAGAGTTTGAATTGTCAATGTTTGTGCCGTTCTTTTTAAACCACACATCTACATCTTGTGTATCGTTAGTGGTGTTTTTAAACTGGATGCTGAATTGAATGTTATAAATTCCAGCCTGAGACACATTCAACCTTGACGAGTTCGACAAGGTTACGCCATTGTTGAAGTCAGTTGTGTCAAAGGTTATGGCGTAGGCAGTCGTTGTATTGGCTGCCGTCTGGTCTGTGCTGTCTTGGAATGCCCCGTAAGGCATATTGATAAACCTACCACCCCGTGGTGACGCAAGGGATTGCAAGGCATTGGTTAACTTCAAGAAGAAGGTGCGCAAAGCACCATTCGTCTGCGCAACAGTCAGACGGTCATACCGATCTTGCGGATTAGGCAGGTCTGGTACGGCTGGAGTCTGGAGCTGCTGGTAGAAGTTCGTCATAGAGCCTTAGCGTATTCCTCTTGACTCAACAAGCCGACTGCATATTTGTTTTGCGGTCTAAAGATGGTGAGCTTCTGTCCACGCATCTCAGGCGCAAAGGAGATGTGAGTCCAAGACGCATACTCGTGAATCATCTGGTCAAACTTGATGCCTGCTGCCTCAATAGCCTTACAGACCTCCAAAGGACTACCAAAGCCCTTAGATGTGAAGTCGATAGCCCATCCGTCCATGTGTGAGCTGATCTTCGATCCACCCACAGCGACATTGACCTCTGGCAGACGCAACCAAGAATTGACATTGATTGGCTTGCCAAGTAACTTCCTGACCTCTTCCATACCAGCAGCAGCCTTCTTCATGTTCTCTAACTGCTGTGGTGACGGCTGGTTATTGATACCCAAACGGGTTGCGGTATCAGAGTGCGTTGCCTCTTCAAGACTAAAGTGTTCACTTAGTTGCATCATCTTCTCCCACAATGGCTTTTGCAATGGCTGTTGATGCCTTGCGTCCCGAGATACCGCCCATAGTGCCGACACCCATAAACGCAATGGCTTTCAAGATTTCAAGGAATACACCGTCGATAGGTGCGAGTTCTGGGTCTTGCTTCTCAAACCCGATCAGGTACAAGACACCAAACGCAATTCCAAGCACCATGATGGTGATCGACTTGACGACAAAAGCCCAGACTTGAACCTCAACCTCTTCCACCGTCGGACTAGGACGGTTCGCCTTAGTCAGCATTAGTTGCTTTAAGAATTCAATCATTTGCGTACCCATAAAAGTTTGTTACCTTTTTTCCTGTTTTCAATCCAATTAAGAATTTGTAAATTATCTTGATGATGTAACCCGCCTAAAGATACAGGAATTACATGATCTACCTCATGTTTTATACCAGTCTCTTCCGTTAATCTCATTGCTTCATTGTAAAAGTTTTGTATCTTTTGTTTATCAGCGTCTGGCGGTGTTAAGCATTTGATTTTTCTTAATCGCTCATACGCTCTGGCAATATATCCCTGTTTATTCCTTTGATATTCTGATCGTCTTAAATGCTGTTTATCAAGATAATAAATTTTTTTCTTCTCTTTTAACTCATCACTCATTTTTTCTCGATAACGCTTATCTGACTCTGATTTTATTTTTTTGTATGAGTCAGTAATCCTTCGTTGCATTTCATATTTTTTAATCTTTAATGAGTTTTCTTTTCTATATTTTTGTTGAGTTTTTATATATACAGATTGTTTTAACTTTCTATCAATATTTACACAACTCTTACACCAACTATGCAAAGTTCCTTTAGACTTGTTTCCAGTTGAAAAGCAATCTAAATACTTTTCTTCTTTGCATTTAGTGCAAATTTTCACTTTTTACCCTTCATATCTGTAATCTTCTCTAAAGTACGTGAACCAAAATATGCGCCAAACACCAACATCCCCCAGTTACCTAATAAAGTTACATAGGATTCGTTAGCGTTATAACCAAAAGCACTCATCATGGCAAAAATGAAATAGCCACCAAGAATTGCAATCAATGACATTGGACGAATGTTTTTTGATAGCCACGAATCAGAAGCCATGTCAGCTTTCCATCTATCCGTAACATTTTGCTGTTCAATTTTGAAAAACTCTAATTCTATTTCTGCTATCTTTTCAGCAGCCTTTGGATCGCCAGCAATAGCCTTTGCAACGGCATCAACGCTATCAGACACGCCAAACTTACTAGCCAAAGCGGTAACAGCAGAAGCACCCATAGGACCAGCGACAGCCATTGCCAGCGTGGGTGCGACACCCTTGAGAAGATTGAGTAAGTCATTCATTTGCTTTCCTTAAGTTCTCGTTTGAGTTTACGCAACTCCTTGATTTCCTGTTTTAACTGCGCTCGCATATACAAAGTTTCCACATACGCCATTGAGGTTACACCCACAACAATACACAGCATCACGGCAATTAGAACCCACCAGATAAGTTTGACAGTTGCCACATTAGCCATCCAAAGATCAATGAAATAAACATAACAGCGACAAAGCTACTTATCTTCTCAATCTGGTGAATCTCCTCTTCTTCTTGTTTCCATCTAGCAATTCGAGCCTTCCTTATCATCTCTGACCTCGCCCACGACTGCTCTTGCTCGATCTTGCCGTACATTACCAAAAATCTGCTGTACAAATCCTTCAACTCTGCTGGCGCGTAGACCATCGCCTCTCGCACCTGTTCTAGCAACTTCTCCATCTGTAACTGAACTAACACCCTCTCGATTGCTTTCTTTGATGTGTTTTGCGTCGGGTCATAGTTAGTCTTGCTTGTTTCCTCTAACTCTATGTAGTAGTTGTTAATCTGCTGTTGTGTGTCAAAGAGCAATCCAAGATTTTCACCAATGTCCTTGATTAGATTTAGTTCTAGTTGTTCGTAGGATTGTGTGGCTGGTTTTGCTTTGGCTGCTGGCTTGGCTGGCGCTTTCGCCACAGGCTTTGCCGTATCGTTGACAGTCTTTTCTTTAGGTGCGAATAGTCCGATGAACCAACTAAAAATATTCTTGATTGCCTTAACATCGTCCAAGACTCCCTCGGCAGTCTTCTTAGCAGACTCAAGCTGAATACGACCTTGGTGTAGAAAGTCGCACCCCTGCTTGATAGCGCTGACAGCGCCTTGTGCCAATAAGAGGAGGCTGAAAGGGTCAATGCTTCACCTCTTTATAAATTTGGTAGCACTTATGGCAGATCATCAAGACGGTGTAGATCAGAGTCGCCCATATCAATATCTCGCTGACCTGATAGCCAGCGACAGTCGCAAGGGATACTCCGACTGGAGGTGCTACCTTAGTAATTAGCGCAGCAGCTCCTTCAGTTGTGTGCTCTGCTGTCATAGATTACTCGTCAGCAGGTTCTGGCGTATTGCCTTCAGCAAGCCACTTTAGGTAGGCTTGGTAGTCGGTGTTAGCGGGGTCAAAGGGGATGAATGCGTTGTCGTCAACACGCAAAATTGCGTTTGTATTTATTTGGTTTTTTACAACATCAAAGATTTGTTTGTAAATCATAGTTCAATACTCGCATCAATAAAATCATCAGAACTGTTTGGGAAAGTTGATAAAGCCCCTGTTCCAGTAGCAAGTGACTGTAAAAGAAAATTAGTAGCACTTGCCGCACGAATTGTTGGATTTCCAGTATTTCCAGCCGCCCAAGTTCCATTAACTGTAACAGTTGGATTTGCTCTCATAGTTACTGGAAAACCAAACTGCGCCCATACTGCATTGCCAGCAATGTTGTATCCCGCCAATCCTATTGATTCGTTTCCAGCACCAAGTGATTTCCAATAATACCTCTGACACATAGCAAGTTCCGCAGAATAAGGTCGGTAATCAAAACTCGTTGCTGTTGAGCCTTTTTCTAGTTGTACGCCTGTGATGTAGAAGGTTGCGCCATTTGTGCCGACTACGCTTGTTGCGCCTGTGGCTGAAAATAGTCCAGAGCCTGTCCATGCACCAGCAGTCCCACTATACGTTGAGCCAACCCCTAATCCAAAATTAACACGCATACCTAAACCATTTGTTGCACCTACCCATGTTCCGCTTGTATCTCCAGCAACAGTAATGGTTTTTTGCTCCCATGTATTTGCAGAACTAATTGAATACGTAAATGGGTATGACCTATTAAATGCACCATTACCCAATGTCCCACCAAAAGTTCCAGTCAAACTTGATCGCACCCAAAAAGACAAGGTTACAGTTGAGGCAGATGCTGTTCCCCAATTTAAATCGGCAGTATTAAAACCCTCAATAAATTGACGAATTGTAAAAAAATCTCCTGTAAGTACAGTATATGCAGAAGACGATGTAATACCCAAATAATTTGAGAAACCAGCAGGTGGCGTAACAGAACCAGCGTTTTGTTGGACTGTCATTTTTGATGCTTGGCTGTTGTAATATGCCCATCTATCTAGCGTATAAGTTTCGCTTGCACCCGCAGTAACACTAGCCCCCGCATTACGCTGGTCAATCACCATTGCTGAATTTATCAGCCTATTTTTAAAGCCGAAATTGCTGGACGCATTGAATACATCAGAGCCGTTAACCTTGGCTGTTATCTCTCCAGTACCCTTTGCAACTAACTTGAATCCGATATTGGTGTCCCCACCAGATGCAGTAAGAGTTGGGGCAACTCCAGTCGCAGCGTTTGCAAGAGTTACTTCATTGACTGCCGATGTTGTTGCAGTTACCTTCAGCAGCTCGTTGCCATTGGTATCAATAACATCGCCTACTAACTTTAGATTCTTACCGCTACCGATATTAAGACCTACCGATGTTCCAGTACCTGCTGCTGCAAAGATTGCATCAACCGAGTCCAGATCGGTGTTGATCTTCGTACCCCATGTATCGGTGCTTGCCCCGACTTCTGGTTTAGTAAGTAATAGGTTAGTTGTTGTGGTATCTGCCATATTTCACCTTCATGCTGGGACTTGCGTCCATGTTTCTGAATTGTCTGATATTTCTGTCCAATCTTCAGATGTGTCTGAAACTGGACTCCAACTCTCTGCCGTGTCTGCTACTACACTCCAGCCGTAGCCAATGATTGTCCCGACCGAGCCAGATGCCTCAACCCCAATTATCGCAATAGATACTGCATTTGTAACGCTACCGACTGAGCCAGTACCGCCAACACCAGTTATATCAACAAATGAGATGGTCTCTGGCGACATTGTGCCGACAGCACCAGTTGACGAGCTACCCGTAAGAATTGGAGATACTAAGACTGAGTTAACAGATAAGGTTGACGAATTACCTGTTATCGCAACGGTTCTGGAGGTGTCAACCGTTCCGACATTACCTGTGGCAATAGTCCCATCTTCTTGGATTGATCGGTCAGCTAGTAACGTGCCGACAGCACCAGTACTGGCATTGCCAGAAATGACTAAATTGCCAATGTTATAAGGTCCAATTCCATAATGACCTGATCCATAAGGATAGCCAGATGAGGCGCTAGGAGGATCAGTAAACGCCCACCCCGAGTTATTACCCAAATTTGTGGAGTTAGCCCCTGCGTACCATCCTGCCCCACCTGTAGCCGTTGACCTACTGATAGACAGAAAGTCTGCGCTTACAGTACCACTTGCTTTGGATAGCGTATGGCTTGCGGCAGTCACAGAGCCAATGGTTATCAAGTTGCCTGATGTGCCAGACAGGTTGAAGTTGGTAAACGTGCTTGTTGTCCCTGCTGTAAATAAGACTGACGCTGGCTGAACAGTATTGGTGATATTGCTAAATGTGTTTGAGCCTGTAATGGTCAATGCACCAGCACCACCTTGGTTTAGTGTGCAGTTAAATGTAGAACCACCACCCACAAACGTCTTGGCAGTAGCGGCAGTCATGGAAATCGTGCCTGTGCCTGTTCCTGCGGTTGTTGTAAATCCTGTGGGTTGTGCGTTGTTAAACGATGTGGTGTTTGGGTCAGGACAAACTAAAGTGCCACCATTAAAGGTTAAATTCTTTGTGCCTGTGGCGGTTGTAAAGCGAGTTCCAACAGTATATGTAAAGCCATTTAAATCTAATGTGCCACGAGTTAGTGTTGTTGTTACGCCTGTGCCTGTTGTTAGCGCATCTTGTAATT